GTGGTTGTACAAGACCGCTATATAATTGAGCTTGTGTCTTTTTGTCCAACTTTAATCCATTAATTTCAGCAGGTCTAAGAGCTTCAAATACATTTTGCATGTAAGCTTCAGCTGCTTGTTCCTGTTGTTCTTTTCTAGCTTCTTGTTCAGCAATCTGACTCTTTACAATTTCTTCTTGCATAGAATCAAGCTTTGGCTTGAACTGTTTAGCTTTTTTCTCTAGTACTCCTAGATCTTTCCAGGTGGTTACTTCTTCATCAATCTCCTCTTCGTTGCCAAAACCAGTGGCTTGTAAATAAGATCTTACAATACCTTCTTGGTCATTTTCATCTTTAGGATTTAAAGATCTAACCTGTTCTACCTGAGCCAAAGCTTGGAAAAGACCTTTAAGATCTTGTCCACCGTCCATCACATACTTAGCTGCATATTGCAACTCATCTGGTAAAGCTTCAAAAAACTCTTTTGGAGTTTTAGCTGCCACCTCAGATTTCATGTTATCTACGTTAGCTTGCCATAGTTCCTCTACATCTTTCTCTGCAAGACCACCTAAGTAGTCTTCAAGAGATTGATTACTTTCGTCATAGTCATCAAAAGCAAACATTTCTTTTGACTCTATACGCTTTTTAAGAAACTCTACTAAGCCAGACTTTTCTGTCTTAGGTCTTCCACCTTTAGATTTAGATGGTTGATCATCATCTTGATCATTATCATCTACATTCACAAGGTTGTTAATAAAGTCTTTAGATGCTTCTGCGTTTTTAGGCTTGTCTTCAGCACCTTCATCTTTACTATCATCATCTTCATCTAGAAAGTTTGTGTCAAACTTGTCTTGACTAAAGATGTTTGGTTTTGGTTCTTTCTTATCTTCAGTGTTTGGAGTAACAATGCTATCCGCACCGGGTGCTCCTAACCAACTGTCAATATCAAGATCCACTTGTTGTACAGAAGTCTGTACACTGGTTTGATTATCAGTCATTTTGTTTGGTTTTTTTGTGTATCTCTACATAATTAATATACAACTTAAATCTTAAAAATTTACTTATCCGCTAATATTTTTATCTAAGGTACGGATAATAGAGCTATAACTAACCCTACTTTTTAGTAGAAGATTTAGATGCATCATATTTATTTTTATTTTCTCTAGCAATCTGTAACTGCTTGTCAGCTATTTCTTTTCTAGTCTGTAACTCTTCACGAGTAATGTTTAACTTTTGTTGGTTAGTAGAATTTTTATTTATCTCTTGCTCACGTTTAAAGTTCATAGCATCTTGATAGTTATCCTGTTTCTGAATATTAGCCATAGCATCTTGATAATCAGACATTTGATTTTGGTTAATATCAGAAGTAGCACCATAACCTGCTGATCTAATCTCTGCAACAGTAAGCTGTGTTTTTCTATCCATATCAGCTTGTTCAGCTCTAAACTGTAGATCCATCTGTTTCTGACGTTCTTGAGACTCAAGCATTTCTTGCTGCATCTGTTGTTGTTGTTGCATCTCAGCTTGTTTCTGAGCTGTAGTCTTTTCTTCAGCCTCTTTAAGTACACCTGTAAGCTCTGCAATAGACTCAGACTTAATAACATTACCTAGATCATAAATAGAAGCACCCATGGTGTTATTACTTATAGCTAGTTGTTTAAGCTGCTCCATTATAGAACGAGAGTTTGTCTTAGTGGTACAGAATATATTTAGATCACGCATTAATAGATCACTGCCATTCATCTGAAAGTTAACCTTTTCATCTGAACCAGTGATATACTGTAATCTAATACTAGGTTTATTAGAATGATAATACTGAGCTAAGTCAGTTCTCATTTGGTGAACTCTTGGCATTAAGTTATCAGAGTGCTGTATGAAATACTGTTCTGTCTGTGCATAAGAAGCATTCATGGCTTGCTCTACTCCTGTAGCTGTTTGTTGAGCAATAGTCTGACCCATACGTTGTGGGTTAAGACCAATCACCTCAAAAGCTTGGTTCTTAAAATAACCAGCTAAGTTTACACGAGAAAGTAATCTATTAGTCTGCTCTAAGTTTAACACTTGGTAGTGCTGGAAATTAAGAGCATTTTCAGTGTTTGTAATAGAAGTATCCAATGGTAACATCTGGAAGTTCTTCATAGCCACATAGGCTTTGGCCAGATTATTTTTACCCCAATCTTCTCCCATAGAGTGACGTGGCAAAGAGTTCTGGTCCAACATAATAACCGTACCTAGCTCATCAACCAAGATGTCTGCTATTTGGTTATTTACAATATTGTAGCCTATCTGGTATGGTTTCATAAGATCTACCAATGAAATACTGCGGGTGTTACGATCACCAAATACAGAACCTTCCACTGGTAACTTACATCCGTATAATGTTGCATCTCCTTTAAACTGGAACGGAACTCTTCCTGGTTTGCCCCCATTGAGTCCTAGATAAATTGGATTGATTCCACCTGGATTATTCATACCCCAGAAAGCTGGTCTATTAGGGCCTATCTTAATACCACCCCAAACTTCGTTAATCCAGATCCAATCAATATGCTCACCAAAGATTAAGTTATCTTTAGATTTTTCTTTATACACTGCAGTGTTATACATAGGTTTATCTGTAACCTTGTATTCTTCTGAAATTATGTCTTGTATAGTTTCCCCTTCTTCTGTAATTTTAGTCAAGTGTCCCACCTTACGTTGAGACTTCCAATAGATGTTGGAAACACGTAGTAAGTGTGTTTTACCAAAGTCTACAGTGTCTTCTGAATCTGATAAGATCCACTCTACAATATCTCCTGTACCAAACTTAGTGTCATATAAAGAAGCATATTGTCTATACCCCAATGATGGCATTTCTGTATTCCATTCATGAGATCTAGTAGGATCATAATATGTACCGTCATTCTGGTATCCCTGTACAGCATACCCTGCTGCACGAACCGGATAGATGGCTTCTAAGGACTCCAATTGTTCTTGGGTCATCATCCATCCATACTTGTCAATAACGTCTGATACAGACATCATATCCATCTTACCGACCCAATTACCTTGAGAGATGTATCTAACATCTGGAGACTTATGATAAAAAGTTAAAAGAGGATTCCAAAGCTCTAGTTCATAGTCATCTTCTTTCATGTTAAAGTGCCAGAACTCACGATCTGTAATCAACATGTCTCTAAACGCACGTTCTTCTAGTTCTTGTAACTTAAATCTTTCCTCATCTACTGACATCTGATGTGTAGCCCACTCCTCAACCATAGATCTATAGTCTTTCTTAAAAAAGGACTCTATCTCAGGAAGTGTTTTAAGGTTCTCTGGAGTCATCATCTGCTGAGATTCTTCAGATTGAAAGTCAGCTCCTTGACTTATCATCTGAGTCATCATCTTCATTTGAGCCTGTTGTATTAAAACATCCTCAATCATTTGACGTTTAGCTTCTAACATCTCATTGTAAGAGATGTCATCCACTGCTCTAAACATGATACGTGAGCTTCTTTTAGAAAACTCATTACATAACACGTTGATTACGTTAGGGATAATAGGATAAAACTTAAGCTCTAGTGCAGACTCATCTTCTTTTGTAAGCGTGTCAATAAGATCTGCCATCTCATTGTCCTCTTCTACAATGTAATCAGCCTTATCAATAATACCTTTGGCAAGCTTGTAGTTCTTCATAAGTCTACGAGCATTGCGTCTAAGCTGTTTCATACCCTGAAATTCTAGCCAATCTAGGTTCCAAGCTCTCCACTCCTCATTTTTTTCCTTTTCAGAAATAAACTGGATAGGTTGGGTAAGAGTACCCATTTTATTGTAATCAGCTTTTTTACCAGATTTTAGATCTAAGGCATTGTATATAACCATGATGTTTAAGTATTTAAGTCTGCTGAATTATCTACAGCTGTATTAGTAAAAGATGAGCCAGTTGTAGAAATGAACGAAGGATAATTAGTAGTTGTACTCCAAGTACCCAATGGAGGATAAACAGCTGTACCACTACCGCTTACAAAATTTATTGATGCTTGTTTTGGCTCCTCTTCCTTTAAAAGGAGCAAAGCTTCCTCAAGGGTTAGATAGTTTTCTTTAATCAATCTAGAAAGAATTGTTACTTTTTGAGCATGAAGTTGTTGATTTTCCATAGTTATCTCATATTTTTAAAAGGATTACGTGGGCTTTTTGAATTAACTCCATTACCTTTAGAACCACCTATATGTCTAAAGGGGCTCCAATTTAATTTACTAAATTTCTGGGAGTTATCCAAGTTTTCTTTTGTAACTTCTACACGTTTAGTCAGTCCTCTGTTGCTTTGTTGCACCTTTGCAAACGCTATAAGAGCACAAAATGAGACTAACCTATCCACGTTTAGACCATCTCTGTATGCCTGCATCTCTTTTAGAAGCATTATGTCAGGAATACGTTCTGCTCCATAGATTGTCTTTACAATGTCACCATTTTCTTTAGTCTCATAATCTAGCTCTTCTTTAAGAAATTCAATACCATAAGATAAAACAGTGCCCTTAAATAATGTACCTACGTTCTTCCATCCATATTCTTGAAAAACGTTTCGGTTTGCACCAATATCTTTTAAGAATAAGATCATATCTTTTGGTACTAGATACCTCTGTTTTCTTTTAGATATCATATACTGAATAAACAAAGCTACGTTATTTTCTACAACTGTCCAGGCATTATACCATTCTATAAGAAGCTCTAGACGTTCATGTGTTTTGTTAAGATCATCAAAACGTCCACACCATGATGCTACGATCATGTCACGTTCTATCTCATTTTTTACAGATCCATTACCGTCATCCTTGATAACCTCCACTGGATTCTTATATACGTATATAGAACATAGTGAATCAGATGTTGTAGTCTTTCCTTCACTAACAGGGTCCACAGAAGCATAGTACATCCCAAAAGGAGGATCTTTATGTGGTCTTTCGTAAATACAAATAACTCCTTCTTTATCTTCTGTCTTTTTAGATATAGGAAACTCCATTATGGGAATCTTCCTAGAAGGTTTGTCTACAATCTTACCCTCAGCATTTCTAGAAAGTTCTAAATATTCTACAGAGTATTCTTTATCTTGAATACGTTGCATTTGTTTAGCAACTAAGTGTGGAGGAAACACACTAATCTTACGTGTAGCAAATGCCTCTTCTATGCAACGAGGCTGCTGAGATACTGTTAACTGATAAGCTGCCGGATCTAAATCCTTCTTCATCTTATCAAACTCTTTCTCTAGGGCTTCTAAAGCTTCTTCCACTTTAGAGTTACCCCATTGATCTATGTATGGAGGCATAGACCATTGTTCAGGAATAAACAAACCTGTCTTTCCTATTGTACCATCTTTATCAATGAGATTAGACTCTACAGCATAAAATCCATTTTCTTCTGGATGCATGATGTATTCTTTCATAGGCTCGCACTGGTCTAAATCACCGACAGATCCGGCTGCAATGAACTGACCCGTAATCATGTGACCAGACTTCAATGCTGGTTTCATAAACCCGTACGTATCGTCCATCTTTGGAGCAATACCGGCTTCCTCATGAAAGAAATAGGTGACAGGTCCACCAACACCGTGTGTTGGGTCTTTCTCAAAGGAGTATAGGTTAATCGTGGATTTCAAACCTCTATACGTGTCACGACCACCCATTCTCACTTTAATCTGTTGCTGCCAAGCTCCTACCTTGTCTGGCTCTGCTGGTCTATACCATGCAGTGTGTTCATTTAGAAAGTTCTTGTATTCACCAAGAAATTTCCATGAACCTTTCTCATTAATGTAATCCTTTAGACTAGCTCCTATCTTTAATACAGCTCCTTCTTCAAACCAATACTGGTTGATTAGTTTAGCCATATGAAAATATGAGGAGGCTATCTGACGCTTTTTTAGAATAATAGCGTGCTTCCAATTCATTTCAGCTAAATGCTCATATAGAGCCATGTGATACTGTGCATCTCTGACCTTAGCAAAGTCAAACCTCTTTTCTTCTTTATCATAAATAGGAAGAAAGTTTAACCACATGTAATAATCTCTACTTATAAACCAAGACTTGCCACTATCTTTAACAATTATGCCATTACGGCATTTGTTTTTTTGATCGTTCCAGTATGTAATAAAGTCTTTACTCTTTATAGGTGCTGCACAGTAGTATCCTTGTTTCTGAAACTTACGTCCTTCTTCATTAAAAATCTTGCTAGTTTCATTAAATTCATACTTACCCGGCTCTTTAAATACAGATAAAAGAAAATCCCTAAACTCTTCTCTTGTATAGAATGTAGTTACATCCCATACACCATTCTCGTATGTAGGTATTTCTTTAAACATTATTTCTTGTTAACCATTTGATGTATAAGATTAATGTTTCCCTTAGTTCTGTGCAAAAGATCAAATAACGTATTTACATCTCTACTACGTAAAACACCTTCTAATTCAAAGTTATCCCAGTATTTATTATACAAGTCACGAGGGATAGCGTTCCATAGTTTAGAATAAGGGTTAAAGTGAAATAACCAATCATGCATATATTCAGTTGTATCCGTCATAGCATTTTCATAATCTGTGTAAACTTCTTGTGTCATAGTTTTATAGTTTAATAAGTTTAGGAAAGCAGAAGATGGGTGCGTGGACATCTGCTTTTACGACTGGCATTTCTAACCGATCACGTACTGCCCTTTCTACAGTTAAAAGTACGCTATTCCAGTCAACCTAATATGCTGTAGAGGGTGGACTCGAACCACCAAGGTGAGATTCAATTGATGACAGTACGCTTGCAAGCTGGTGGTCTACCCCATATCATCAATCTATTTCTTTATCACCGCCCACGAGACAGGTGGGTGCGTATGCCGAGGTCATACTGAGACAACCTTATTTCGCCACTCTACAATAATCTATTGATCATAAGCTAGATTCTGACCCCCTCTAACTTGTGATTGTTGTTCTTCTAGTAAATCTCTATACACACCCTTAAAGCTTTGTCTTACAACGTCAAATCTTTCTGCTATTCTTAGAATGGCTGTGGCGGAACCATCCCTGCCAGATGTCACCTTCTCTGTAGCCATAAACCCAGCCATGTTATCTAGGGCAATCTTAATACCCTGATATGCTCTATAGGTGGGAGTCTCGTATAGTTTCTTACACATCTTAAGTGCATTCACTATAAGATCATCTTCTGTAGAAAACTCTCCATCCACCTCTGTTACAATAATGTCTTCTTTGTCTGTTTCCGGTACATCAAAGAACGGATTTAGATCTGGGTTAGGACAAGTCATGTAGAACAAATATGTATAAACCTTTACAGATTCATCACCATACTCATCCATTATGTCTTTTAAGAATTTTAAAGAGTAGCAATGTTCACTAGGAACTAGCTTACCGTTTTGTATATCAAATAGTCTAATCATTTTTATTTTTATTTATATCGTAATAATACGAATCTGTATCTTCACTAACCCATCTATCAGAAACTGTCTCAACAGAAGCTAGCTCGGTGTCCACTTTTATATCTTTTATGTTAATAGGAAAATCTTTTGTAACCCAATTAGAGTCTTTCCAGAATATTCTATTGTTTGGTTGGCATAATAAATAACCATCATCAGCTACTAATACATGACCACATTTATAATCACTAGGTTCATCTGAATAAGCGTTATTATACCAGTCCACTGTAAACATATAAGTAGCCCAAACCTTGCTACCATCTTTTAAAACCACTTGACATCTTCTTTCGTATAGATAATTATACGTAATAACAGAAACATTTTCACTAAAACAATCCCATAGTTGTTTAAAATGAAAAGGAACATCTTCTGTTGGCTCTTTTAAAAAAATCTCACTAAGCGGCACTCTACTTCTCATCATACCATAGTCTGTCATAATATGAAATGTAAGTATCTTACCAGCTACTGATTGTATTCCAAACAAATAAGCATTATGAAAAGTGTCATAATCTTCTACTTTATGAGTGAAGTGTGACAATCTCACTAAACATTTTACGTTATCTATGTTGTGATTTAACACCATTAATGTTTTTGTTTTAAGTTGTCTTTATTATCTTCTAACCAATGTAGTAAAGATATAACTTCTGTTTTCAAATATGGTAGGTCATATTGAACAATATCCTTCACTATAGGATCACCGTTTGTATCAAGAGCGGTGATTGGATTACCAAACTTATCTTTGCCCACTTCCTCAAATACAATATGATGTATTGTAAGTGTTCCTGGTTTTAGTTTTGGATTATGCTTTAGTATAATATACAAATATAAACTTAATTGTAAAGCATAGTGGTTTACATTACAATCATCCAAATGCTTAACAGGAGGATTCATCTTAGTAGTAACTCCTTCCCAGTTAGTGAAACCTTCAGTTTTAATTTCTTTGTTAGTCTTATAATCTGTGATATGGACTTCTCCATTAATCACCTCAACAAGATCTGACTGTCCACATAATCCAGCACTCTTTAGGTAAACCATGTGCTCAGGATATACACCATCTGTGAGCTTCTGGTTTGGAGAAAGTTTAATACCGTTAGTCTCAATCGGTTTATAAACAGGAACAGTTGAGCCATGTCTTTCCATTGTTTGTAAAGAACATATATCTGACTCTCTGCAGTTATGATACCATGTTCCTAGTGTTGTAGCACGTAAAGCTTCGTTAGCCCACGCTTGTTTAATTTCTTCTGGCGTCATGCCATACCACTTTGACTTCTTAGACTTAGATGTCTTTTCAGCAATCTTATCTGCGTCAAAGGGTTGTTTGAAGTTACCAATAAAAGATGTAACTGATATCCATTTAATATCTTCTTGTTTATCTATACTTTTGTAACTGTGATCGTGTGATGTGAATGTTATAATGCTCATGTCTATATGTTTATATTCCCAACTTCTCGTTAATTAAATCTTCTTCCTCTTGACTCACTTCTGCTTCCCAATGTCCCTTTGGACAACAAGAAGATAGAGATCTAGTTTTAAATTTTAAACTACATCCACATCCTCCAAGTTCTTGATTGCAACAAGGCTCTGTTCCTGGAACCATACACCCTTTGTCGTTTTCTGTATACAGATCGCAGAAATGACATATACTCATTCTACGTTTAGCAATGTCTTCTACATCCTCTCTCTTAAAAATAGAGTTAGCTACTCCCTCCAGGATCTGGCCCTTTGCTTTCCAGATTTGTATTATGTTCTCTTTTAGACTCATCACTTTTAGTTTTATGTAACTTGATAAAATCTTTTCTTTGATTTTCTTCTTGTAATAACTTTTCTACAGCCTTAAGATCAAACAATGTTTCTGCGGTTTTAAATCTAGCAGTCATTTGCTGTAAACCTTTTTGTCTGTTATTCTCCTCAAAGCTTTCTAGCATCTTTATCTTATCTGCTATCTTCCAATGTTTAATCGTAAAATCTCCAAGATTGGTTACATGTATACG